GCCTGAATCACTTACATAACAATCATTAATAGATGTGTAAAACCAAATGTCGCTAGAGTTGATTCTAGTCTGTTGTACAAATTCAATTTTTTTCATAGTATGTTTGTTTTATAAAGCAAATCTACAGGCTTTAAACATACTATCCAAGTATTATGTACTTAATTTTTAAACTTTATGATGAACGGCAAATGGGAATGATGAACGGTAAATTAACTATTTACTGCCATCTTGTAGGGGTAAGTGCTTACTATTGTCTACCTGTCGGTAGCCTAAACTCCATAGCATTTTGGTAAGTGTAACACTCTTTTCAATGATTTGCTCCTCTGTATCTTCTGCATTAAGCAGGTGGAAAATCTCGTGTATGTATATTTCCAATTTCTTTCTACCCTTTAATCTCGGGTCAATATATATAATACCATCACTTTCGGCAATGCCGTGTGCTTGTTCTCTGCCAAGTTTCTTATATACTATTTTTATTTTCACGCTTTCATTAATAATTCATCGGGTCTGTCCATTTCAATTAATTCAACCTTTTGACCGCCTCTAATACTTGCTAAAATTCTTCTATATTCTAATTCAATAGAATGAATTTCTTGCAACTTGTTGTTAAAATAGTTCTCTTGTTGTAGTAAAGACCACTTGTTAAAACCTTTTGGCATTTTCATTTTGTTTAGTTTTTATAATTTTCTTTAAATAAATAGCTAAATCTAGTGCTTCTTCGTATGCGTGTTGCAACCAATCTTGCTCACTTAAATCAGTCCTATCCATTGTAGTTCCATATTCTTTTAACCCTTTGTCCTCTCTAATTAAAAGGTCATCTATAATTGAGTATAATATTTTGCTCATTATTTATCAGTTTTTGAGTGTAGCTTACCACAGTTTTTACATTTGAATTGAATTTTAACTAAGCCTGAAGCCATAATTCTTCTATTATTTTTTATAACTTCATCACTACCACATTCAGGACAACTGCCTCTATCCCCTCCAAATATAACTCCGTAATGAGTTTTAGCAGGTATATGATTGTTCAATGCTTTATGTACTTTCTCTAATAAAACTACATCTTGAATGCAATAGTCAATCATTGTGTTCATAGACTTAGTGCAATTCTTTAGCATTATGTCTTTCCATAAGTCAAAGTTAGTATGATTCTTTTGACCTAATCCTAAAAACTTACCAATATAATCAAGCCTGTTTGAATTAAATCTAAACTTAGAACGAGCAATCTTTAAAGTATCTATTGTATTATATGTAGGAAACATATCTATTTTATGCAATAAACATCTAGTTCTAATCCAAGACAAATCAAACTTATCTCCATTGTGTCCAACTAATTCATCAGCCTCATTTGCTACATTAATAAACTCTTGTAGTAAATTTTTATCGCATTGCTTTTTATCCCATTGTAGATAATATACATCTTTGTCATCTTCCCATTTATAACAAATACAAATAACTGCTCTTTCTTTAATTATGTTCTCTGTACCAATTTGTAATTTGTAACCTGACTGCCAAAATAAACCCACGTTTGCACTTACTTCAATGTCAAAGTATAGTCTCCTGCGTTTTGTTTTTAGCATAAGTTTAAATTAGTACAAAGCCATTCTTGTCAACTTTGCCTGTTTTATGTAATGTTTGTAATTCTGCAATTGATTTACCAAGTGTTTTTTGAAAGTGTGGTGCATCATTAAACTTCCAATCCCCACCCCATTCATAGCCGTATCTTTTAAAAATAGCTACAATCTCCTGCCAATCACTTTTGCCATCACCGTCAAAGTCAGTTTTTAAATCCCAACTTGCAGTTTCAAAAGTACCATTTTTATCCTTGTCAACTAGCAAAACAATGTCAATAGCTAACCCATAGTTATGATATGATTGACCGCCTTTAGCCTTAGTAACAATAGCACCAGCCTTTGTTCTACCTTGTGCAAACAATGCATCTTGTTCTGCAAAGGTTCTAAGCGTATAAGCAAAACGACAAGCTGCTGTGCCTGTTAAAGCTGCAACAATTTCATCATACATAGTTAACGCTTCTTCTCTTAACTTAGGGTGTAATAATTGGATTCTCTCCAATGTTTTTTGGTCTTTCATTTTTATAACATTTTAATTGTAAAATATGTCAATAACACTACCCATAAGATAAAGCCTATGAGTAATGCTCTTTTCTCGTTATTAGGCATCTTTCTTAATTGAGAATTTATCAATAGTACTTGTCCCCATTGCAGCTATACAAATAGCCATAACGCAGTCTACGAGTTTGTCGCTTGGTGCTACTTCAACGTGGCTAAACGAATTTGCCAATAAAGTAATACATAAAAACAACGCACTCAATAAAGCTATAACTCTCTTTGTGCTAATTGAACCTCTTTCATCCGATAATAAATTTGCTATCCATTTCATATTATTGTGTTTTAATAAGTACTAATGCCATAAACAATACTAAAGTCCATAACCTATTTATGCCTTTTTCTTTCTCAAAGGCTTCTTTGAACTCTTTGTCGATTCCTGTGGTTGGTTTAGTATTTTGAATATGATATCTGTAAATGTTGATTGTATCTTGCTTTTTACTAATTTGATTAATTGCTGAATCATAATACTTTGTTTTAATTTGTAATGAATCTATTGTCTTTTTATAACCTAAATACAAAGCGTTTATTTCTTTGCCTTGCTCAATGGTCATTATAACAACCGAATCTTGTTTAATTTTCTTTATTATTGGGTATTGCGAATAGCTTGAAACTGATACCACTATCATTGCTAACACTATCCAAAGTTGCTTTGACTTCACTTAATTCGGTTTTTAATATTTTAACTTCTTGTTTTAATTCGGTTATTGTTGCAACTGCTTTTGTAACTAACTCCGCTTCTTTTTTAGTTGCTTTTGCTTGTACTTGAACTGACAAAGTGTTTGTTTCCGATACCTTATTCATTAACTTTTGGAACTCAATATCATCTTTTATGTCCTCACTTTGGTTTTGAGCCGATGCCGTACAACCGAATAAAAATATAAACAATAAGTATTTCATTACTTAATAGATTGAATTTTACCTAAACTTTCAAGTGTGCTTAGTTTTGCCGTTGCAGATGCCAAAGATGAATCGCATCTTCTTAAAGCTACTTGCATAATATCTACTTTCTCATCTAACCTTTCTACCTTAACCCCTTGACTTGTGATTTGGTCTTTAAACGTAGAACGCACATCAATATACAAAGCAGATATGCCACATAGAACGATGAATAAAGTTGCAACCACAGGGTTTTTAGCAAAGTCTTTGAACGATACAGGTAATGCCATTTTAAAATAATTTTTTATAGTAACCTAATGAATATCCTTGTGTGCCATAATTTACCAATATAAGACCCTTTTTAGGCACCTTTAAGCCTACCCCTATACTAGCACCCAAAACATTATTAGAATTCCTTAATTCGCCTCCTATTAATAATTCTGTTTTAGGCTTAATAGTGTTTGTAATATATATAGTTTTTTCTTGAAGTTTAGCTTCAAACCCCCTGCCAATTATTTTATTTTGTGTGATTGTGTCCTGAATGTAGAACGTATTTGAATCTATTTTTATTGTATCGCTATACGCTTTTACCTGTAAATAGTCGTTGATTATGCGTATTGTATCGTGTACGAAAATCTGTACAGAATCTTGTACAATAATTTGATACGGAATAGAATCCCCTTTCTTATACTTAGTCAATGTTTTAACATTGATTATTGTATCAGTTTTTATTGTGATTGTATCTTTGCTATATTTTGGCGCAGTAAATAGTAGTAAAATTACTACTGTTAATAATACAATTACCAATAAATTCTTAGTCATATTTCTTACTTGCTTTGTAGTAATATCTAATTGCAAATACCCCTGAAATAATAGCAGTCAAACCTGCCACCAAAGTTACAAAAGGTTGTACCTGTGTTAATGTTAAAGAGGCTGCAGTTAAACTGATGCCTGTATTAACCAATGCTTGACTGCTATCTTGTGTCATTAATCTTCGTTTACTTCTGTTTGTGGTTCTTGTACTTGTTGTGGATTTTGCTCCTGCGCTAATTTACCTAAGAACTGCAATAATGGTAAGCCATAAGCAGTTGGGATTGTGTTGATAAATTGCTCTAATTCTTTTACTTGTTGTTCGTTTAACGTAATCATATTATTTTATTTTATTCACAAATATAGTTATTTGTTACGGATTAACAAATGGTAAAGGTAAAACTACAATAGGTGGATTAACTTGATTCTCTATTTGAGCATCTAAATTAAGGTCTAAAGCCTCTGTGTCTATTGAAGCATCTAACCAACCACAAACAATGTCATAGGTTAATTGCTCGTAAGGAATAAAGTTAGCAACGTCATCCTTTGAGAATGATTGTGCGCCATAAACCGAAGCAAAGTATTCTACTCCGTTAATTGTTTCTTTAGCGTTACGATTCCAATGTGCTACGACTACAAAGTCAGTTAATGTTCCGTCTTGTGGAACGCAGTCTAATTGATTAATGTACCAATATTTCATATTATTTATTTAAGATTAATTGTTTTAATTCCTCTATTTGTGCTTGCTGCTCTTGAATGGCTTTAGTTAATATTGCAGTTAATTGTCCATAAGATAGTCCCTTCATACCTTTATTGTCTGTTGATACTAATTCTTTAATTACTTGTTCAACTTCTTGTGCTATAAAACCAACTTGCTCTAAATCATCTTCTTTCATTTTATAACTTCTTGGCTTTAACTTTAATACTGCATCTAAGCCATATTCAATATCCTTAACATCTTTTTTAATAGAAATATCTGATGCATCAGTCCATACCCCTGCACTTGATAAAGTTCCTTGATTGCTACCATTCCACCAAGCCATTGTGCTACCATTCATATAGCATTGTCTATAATTACCACCATCATAAACTGCCATACCAATTGCATCAAGTGCTAATCTTGCACTTGCAGAATTAGTTGTAATTCCTATTAATACACTGCCACTTGATTTAATTGTAAATTTTGTGGTTAATGTGTAAGCACTACCGGCTGATACGCTACCATCATAAGTTTCCCAACCTAAATCTCCGCCCGATCCAGATAATCTTCCAATTCCGCTTGCAATTCCATATGTAGCTACATTTGTATTTGATGAACTAAAAGTATGATTAGAATTAAAATACCAATCTCCGCCATTACGCCACATTAAAGATAATGCACCATAAAACGCTTGTCTATAAGTTGCATTATTTGTACTTTGAACATTATATCCACCATAGTCAAAATTCCCCCCCGATGTGATTCTCATTCGTTCGGAAACTGTACCTGCATTATTAGTTGAAAATACTAAAGGTTCCCCACTTACTCTTGCTTCTATTCTTGGTAAACTTCCATCTACTGCTATTGTTAAACCTCTTACCCCATTTCTTCTTAAATCTAATACACCACCATTAGTAGCATTATCAATACATAATGTAGTATATGTAGAACCAAAGTCAGTAGGACTACTTGTTCCGATTCCAACGTTACCACCTCTTGGGTTTAATAATAAACTTGTATAACTTCCAGTACTTTCATCTTTTACTTCTAACCATTTAAAGCCACTTGCTGTTCCACCAAAATTTAATGCTAAACCTGTATTGTCAACAAATTTTTGATATACAGTTGTATCTGAAACATAAGTATTAATGCTTTTTAATAAACCAGTATTTTGTAAACTACTTGAAAATGTAGCACTTGTACCACTTAAAGCACCTGTAAGAGTAGTAGCAACCGCATTAATATTACCTGTAACAACAAGTGCGTTTTGTACTTTTAATGTATTAGCAACATAAACACCAATATTTTCTTCAGGTGAAAATACTTCATATACGGAACTGTTTTCTATTGTACTATCACTACCACTAAAAAGAGGTAAATAATTTATTGTCCTTGTTCCTGTTCCTTTAATAGGATTAATTAAATTTCCTGCATTCCATATCTTATTACCATTTACCATTGCAAAATCAATATTAGGAACAGATAAGTTTATTTTATCTTGTGAAATACCTACTGAATCATTTGTGCAATAAAGTTCTAATATTTGAGCTTCTGTTCCTGCTGAAGTATCTGCATATAATCTTAAACCACTTGTATCTGAAGCACCTCCATAAGGGTCATTTGGGAATCTTAATCCTTTAGTATAATCACTTGATGTTGTACCTTCTTTAAGTACAATTTGACCTGTCATTGTACCACCTGCTAAAGGTAGGTAAGAACCTAAATCAGTTGTTAAAGCTAAAGTACCTGTTGCATTTGGGAAAGTGTAAGTATTGCCTACGCTTGTACTTGCAAAGTTTAAACTATTATAACCCCCACCGTCTAAATTAATTTGTAAACCGTTTACATTACCACATAAAGTTGTAGAATTAGAACTATTAGTTCCACTTAATCTATTATCTAATGAAATTCCTGATTCAGAATAAATTGGGAAATTTTCAAAAAATTGCCTTGCAGAATAAAATTTATTTCCTGTTATTGTTTCACTACCTGCTAAATGCACTACTAAACTATCATTAGCAGGAGTATAACCTATTGCAGGTTGCTTTGCATTAAACGTACTCCAATCTGTTGAACTTAACTTACCTGTATTTGTAGCCGAAGCAACAGGCAAATTAAAAGTATGAGTAGCAGTTGAACTTGATATAGCAAAGTCTGTTCCGCTTGTTCCTGTCGCTAAAAATTGTACTTGTCTTGTTAAGTTATTTAACGAAGTTAATCCCTTTGAAAAGGTTGTAACTACTTGACACAAATGATTGTTCTCTGTGTGTAAAGTAACTACTCTTGTATCCACGTTAACATATATTCTAATTGCTATTCTATCTGTTATTGCTAAAGTAGTTTGAGTAACAGGGATAGCAAAATAATAAGGACTTAAAGTTGTACCGTTTGTTAAATATTCAGGTACGCTTTGGCTACTTCCTATCAAAGTAAAAGTAGTGCCGTCATACTTATAAACTTCTGCATATACATAAGGATTATGAGCATTAGAATTCACACTAAAATAAAACTCACAATTAAAGTTTCCTGCAGGTACTTCTAATAAAGCAGGGTCATTAGCATCTGTTATGTAACTTGCTATATATCCATTTGTTGAAACTGTAATATCAGTTCCTGCACCTGCAATTGGGTCTTTGCTTAATTCTCTATAAGCAACACCGCCAATAGTACCTTGTGAAACACTTGAATTTAGATAGTAAGAAACAGAACTTCCGCCACCTGTTGATGTTGGAAAATCCGCCAATGCGCCATCGCCTCTAACATATTGAGTAGCATCCCCTGCAAATCCTATATTAATTGTACCTGCACTTGTTATTGGACTTCCTGTTATTGTTAAAGCATCTCCTGTTTCTGTAACCGCAACGCTTGTAACTGTACCTGTTGTAGCAAATAAATCAGCTATCTGTAATAACGTAATCTTTTTACTTACACCTGTTATCGGGTCGCCTATGATAGTTAAATCAGAGGTAGCAGGTGCCATCTCCGTTGCTAGTTGATTAATTTTTTTAGATTCCATTTGTAGGTATTTGACAAGTGTCGTTTAATGAAGATAATGTTAATGAGAAATCAATCTTTAAACCTGCTAAATAATCAGGGTCAGATTCCGTAAAAAATGTTACTGACATATTATCACTAACAACCCAATTATAAATATGGTCTCTAAGACTAGCAACCATATCCTGACCTACTAAAGTCATATCGCTTAATACTTCTGTTTCATTTGTTTCCTCCATTAACATCCTATCCATAACATAGATAGAAAAATTATATTGTATTTGCTTTGCTAGTATTTGAGCATCGTTAAGATTAAAAAACATAGCAGGGTATGTTACCTCACCATTACTTAACCTTTCCCAAACATCACCAAAGTAAACAAACTTAATTTGCTCGTGGTTGTTTCCGAATGCTGTTATTTGCTTTACTATTTGATTTAGGGTCATTCTTTTTTGTTTTGTCTAAATAAACTTTTAGCTTATTTTGATTCTTAATGTTAGCTTCTTTGCTCATATTAGCATCCTATTTTACCTTGATATTTTTCCGATAGTGGCTTTTTGCCTGAACAATCGCAATCATCATCTAAAAATAAAGAAGTAGTATAGCCTTCTAAGTCAGGTAAAATTGTATCTATTCCGCTTGTATAGTTTAAATATTCAGGGAACATAGTATTGTTCTGTCTAAGATATTTAATTAATCTTTGCTTATAAAACTCTGCTCTTGTCCTATATCTATTAGCCACATCAATCATATCCTGCATTGATGGGTTTTCTTGATTCTCACCTGACTTTCTTAGTAATCCTTTATTATAAAACTGATATGATAACCCCATAGGTAATTCACTCATTACATAATAAATCAAACAATCTGTAACATAGTTGTTAAGTAAAGATTGTTCATCTGCATTTAAGTTATTACCATTAATACCTGCTTGTAATCTATTGTAAAATGTGCTGCCTAGTGAAGGCATAATATACATATCTTGTGCAGTCTTAATTTCAGGCAATATTAACTTCTCATCAACATTAGCGTGTAAGCCTGTTCTATCCTTTATGCTTTGTACTGATATGAATAATGTATTTAATGACATCTTATTATTTTTTTCTTGTAACTATATTTGTTTTCCACTCGTGTCTGCAAGATTCGCTATGGTCGCCATCAGGCATTGTCCACCATCCGCCACCTCTATCCCAAACCGAATAACCTAATCTTGCTGAAATTTGCTCTATGTCGCTTCTACTATATAGCTTTTTTGCTCTTATTAATTCTTTGCAAAAAGGTCTGCTATTTGTTAAATCCGAATCGCTAAATCCTGACTTCCAACCATAAGAATAACGAACTAGAATTTCTGTGGTTTGAGGCTTAACATTACCAACTGTCTTACTTAAAGGCTGAACTAACTGCCTTGAAATAATGATATTGCTATTAATACCCTTTCCTATCTTCTCTTCGGTAGTCTTTAATATTTTTCTATCTTCTAAGTCTTTTAAGATATTATTTATTGTCTCAACGCTTTCGTCTAATACCTCTGCTAATACTTCGGGAGTAACGTCTTTTTGTTTTGCAATTTGGTCTAAAATATCCGATTCTAATTGCGTAACATCTGCAAACATATAAAAGTCTGCTTCTTCGCTAAAACGCTTTTTAGACTTCCATACATTATAAGATTCTTGACTTTCGCCAAATTCATAAAATACACTAAAGTCTTGAGCAGCAAATTCAGCATCTAATTCTGCTCCTAACCAAGTAGCAACCTCTTCATCGCTTAATGCATATCCTGTTTTAAGCATTGCACTAGCCTGTTCTCTGTTGATTTTACCTTTGTTAAACTCACGAATAATTCGCTGCATATTCTGCCACTCACGACCCTTCAATCCTTTTATATGCTCATTAACAGATAGTTCTTCAACAGGAGGTAATGCGTTACCACTTGCATCTAATTGAGGAGCATTTGTTGGAGGCAATCCAATTAATGCTCTAATTTCATCAGGGGTCATAGATTCCAAAACCTTATTAGCTACTAATGGACTTAGTGCAGTTATTCCATCTACAACTCTTTGTGAAGCACTTGATGCATCTGCTTGTAAAATTGGTAAGTTTAATTTTTCTCTTATCTCATCCTTAGTCATATTTTGACTAATAATCATCTCACTAAATTCAATACCTATTGGCTCTGTTGGTATAATTTTAATTTCACTTTCTACACCTTTATATTTAGCTAACATATTAAACACACTTTCTAAGTGCATCTGCTTTGCGTTAACATAAGTATTTTTAAATATTTCATAACCATCACGCATCTCTGTTCTAGTGCCTAACTTACCTGCTTCTGCAATACCCATTATAGAAGGAGTAGTTACTTGATGCCCACTAAATATATTAGTCTGTATTAATTCATCTACTTGAGCAAAATCTTCTTTTGTTAAATCACTTGTGCCTAAGTCATCAATTACAGGCTTTCTTGAAATGTCATTAACAAATGCAATCATATACTTTTTGCCATCTGCACCACTATATGTCTTTCTAATTCTTTGGTCTACATTGCGTTTTTCTTCATCATTAGGTTCGCCATTAGGTAAAGTAATAAGTTTACTAGCAGAAAACCCTGTCTGCGCATTACCTAAAATATGTTTAGATACCTCAATATCTGATTCAATATAGTTTAACGCAGCAAAATAACTAGGCAATCCATAGATACCAATGTTAGGTCTGTACTCTTTTACATACAGGATTTGCTTACCTGTTGGTTGTTTAGGGTTAAATGCCGCTACAACAATAGGCTTTACTTTATTATCCTTCCAATCTTCTTTGTACCAATACTGCGTATTATCTTTATTTGTACGCATCTTTGTGTAATCACAATGCCAAATCTCTGCAAGGTTACCTGACATATCCCAAATGATTTCTAAAAATGCACCGCCAAATATTTCAATATCTAAAGATACCTTTCTAGTTAAATCGTTTAAAGACTCTAATCTATTAGCTTTGTCAATAAAGGCTTGTGCATCAGCATCTCCTGACCAACCATTGCCTGTAATATAATGTACCTTGCTTTTAACAATGGCACTATGCTTAGAGGACTTATTATATAAATCCACTATGTATTCAGGATAATCATTGTTTTCGCCATATTTAATGTAACCGCCATCGACCCCTTTCTTTTCTTTAAATTCAGGTTGTCTAGCTTCTGCGAATGTTAATACTCTTAAATCTATCATTGTCTAATTGTATAAGTGTCTGTTGTTGTAAATTGATTGTATGACAAGGTAGAACCTGATAGCCACATAATGCCTGTTTCTAGCTTGTTTAATCCTGTTATATTTAAATTGCTACTGCTTACCTGTTCGTAAACCTCATAGGTATATTGACCCTCTAATGCACTAGCAAAGTTAGTGTTTGTTACAATACTAAATTCATTGTATCTATCCTTGTATAAACTTGTATCCGATGCGTTTAAAACTACAAATTTAATTACATTATTGCTACTTCTGTTTGTAAACACAAAAAGGTAGTTAGGGTTAGTCAATAACTGCTTCTCAGTTAATGTCATAACAATAGTATTTGTTTCTGTTTTTGTCAAGTGTATCATCAATTATAAATAGCATTTATATAAATATTTACAAAATGCATAAAGTAAAGGCATAACTTGACTTATGTTGTAATAAAGTAAGTCAATAACTTTACTTTTTGACACTATGTTCATGATTCGTGAACACTATCAAAACTTGAACAGTTTACATTTTTTGATAATAGAGTAGTATTACTACCTTTTTATCAATCAATAGTGAGCCGTTTATCAATCATTTACGGCTCATAATATAGATATATGCGTATATATACGAATATATGCGCATAAAAAACCCCCACCTAGAAAACTAGGCAGGGGAACTAAACTATGAAAACTACAAACTTTATCCTGCAGTTGTAAGTGCAGCAGCAACAGTGCTATTAACTTCAGGAGCTAATGCAGGTTCAGCACCTGTAAAAGTCAAAGTATAACCACTTCTATCGCCTTCGGCAGTACCTGATGTAGCACTACCTGCAGTCAGGTCTAATGCTCTTGATTTGCCAATATACCAATATTTACCATTGTTATCTTTAGCAACCGCAACAAGTGAATTTTGAGCCAATAACAAGATTTCGTTTCTTGTGTTAGCTTGTAACTTGTTTAAAATTATTGTTAATTCAGGAGTAAAAAACAAAGTTCCATTTTGTACATTAGATGCCACATTCTCTGTGAACATAGAAGTACCTTTTGTTAACTCGTATTTATAGAATCTTTTACCTACAGCTTTTGTTAAAGCAGTAATTACACCACTTGCTTCGGTAGTAGAAGTTACATCTGAACTTGCAATAAAATAAACTTCTGTAATTCCACCTAAGGAATCACGACAATCTAGGGTATATCCCTGTGTTAATGCACACGCCATATTGTTTATTTTATATTTTTAAAAAATGGGGAGTATATTTCAACTCCCCTTTATAATTAGATTATTACTTTTACGATTTCATCAGGGAATGCAATGTTTACACCCATTTTGAATTCACAAGCAAATCTTACTTCATCAGCTTCTTTAGCAAAGAAGATTTCAAATTTTTCTTCTTCGTTCAATAAATCTGTACCTAAGAATAAGTTGCTTAATCTTAAAGCAAATACATCACCTGTTCCGTTCAAACCTGCAACTGCTACAACTTTGATTGAAGTACCCGGCAATACAAATTCAGAATCAGCTTTACCATCAAATGCATAGTTGAACATATTAGCGTTCTTTAATGCGATAGTGTAAGTTCTGAAAGTATCTTGACCTACGAAGATAGTCATATCATCTGCAGCTACTACTTTAGCAGGGATAGCCTTGTAAACGCCATCTAATAATGCAATCACGTTAGATGCAGTAATAGAAGCTACAGGTCCACCTGAAACGAATCCTGATACGTTAGCATCAACAACTCCTGAAGCAGCACCAATCAATTTGATTAAACCATCAAACTTGTTTAAGTTACCATTTGCAGAAGCAGAATCACCTTGCCAAATTGCAGTCTCTAATTGAGAAGCAATAGTTTTAGCTTTTTTATCTGTGTACTCTTGCTCGAAAGGAATTGAATCATAC